CAATAGGCTAATAGATAGGGGAGTGTTTCGGCACTCCCCTATTTTGTTGTCTAAAATTTTGTGTGATCTTGATTGATTTAAACCAATTTTGATCCACTTGGGAGCAAAAAAATTATGGTAAGAACAACGACAATGACAACAACGACAATGACGCCGATGTCTGTAGTTTACACAACAGTTTATGGGATCGTTCCAAGATAAATAGTAAAGGGAGAAGACGATGACAACGAAAGATTGCTTACTCTGTGGATGCGACAAGAGTCTCCACCTACGTCATGGGATATGCCGTGGTGTAGATGATGATGGATGGGAGTGTAACTGTGACAGCTACGAATCCAAGACAACAAGCACATCTCAGTACTGCGACAGTTGTTTGACCATAGCTTATGACCGTGTAGGCCACGGTGAAGCCGAACAAGTGGAGTTTCTGGATGCAATGAGTGCCGACATTGAAGACCATGAGTGCGATGCCGTCGAGGAAGATGACGACGATGACATACGTTGCGATTGCCTAGCCCATAGATCAGGAAGGAGATGACCATGAGCCAACATAAAGGTATGACCTACTGTGAAAACATGAACTGCCAATATGGAGTACCCCACGAGCAGCTTGAGAGGATATCAGATTATAAGATCGTCGACGGCGTAGTCCTCTGCACTGCGTGTTACGAGGACTACAAGGATCAGCAGAAATGGGAAGGGCTCTCCAGTGAGCTGGAATAGAGAGGTGATTGCGAGATTAAACATTGACGATTAGTACTAACTTTTAGTATAATAATAGTAAGGAGGTGACTATGAAGGCGAATGGTGCGGTGATCTACAACGGGCCATCTAGGATCAATGGTGATCCGATCATTGCAGTGATTGTCTGGCGCTCTGAAAACGGGAAGACTGGCGATGTAGCACAGATTTACATCATTCGTGAAGACAAGCATCCCGTTGAAGCACTCAAGGATAACACCGACGACGCGATATGCGGTAATTGCGCTCTGCGGTATAGGTGGGACCCTGTTGCTAAGAAATGGGTGCGTGAGTGTTACGTCAACGAGGGCTTTGGCCCATCTATGGTGTTCAAGGGGTACAAACTCGGGAAGTATCCCGCAATGAGCCCAACTGATGCAGGACTAGTGCTACGAAACAGGAAGAAAGGCGCTCGGCTCGGTGCATACGGTGACCCTGCTGCCGTTGACATCAGCATATGGGATCAACTGATCAGTGCATCCGGTACCTTGACGCTTGGGTACACGCACCAGTGGAAAGAAGCGTACTTCCAACCTGGACTCTTCAAGTATGCAATGGCAAGCATAGACCATGAGAATACCGTCGAACAACTTAGGATACCGTACCCTGATGCTCGATACTATCGGATACTCAAGCCAGGAGAAGAACTGTTGGAATGGGAAATAGAATGTCCGCATAGTGAGTACGGCGTACAGTGCGTGAACTGTGGGCTTTGTGATCCGCGAGTTCAGGCTAAGAACATTGCAGTCAAAGAGATTCCAATGAAGGGGAAGAGAGGAAAGATTGCATAGACGCCAAGGTCTGTCGTTTACACAACACTATAAGAGAAAGAGGAAGTATGACAAAGAGAAGGAAAGTCGGGTTAGGATATAATCCCGAGAAAAACTTTAACCTGACAAAGGTCAACGTCATTGCAACATATGAGCACCAAGATCAGTTGATGGGTGACTTGGTCGTGATTGTAGATTGGGAAAGAGATCCGATACAGCGAGAACTGTATGTCTTGGAACAAGTGATCAACTCCTTGGGTACACAGCAAACGAAACATGACCTCAAGCACCTTGCCAAGATATCTCTTGCCTATGCCATCGATGAAGAGGACGACGGAGATCATTGGGACTTCATCATGCGGAGCAATAGCAAGTACTACTTTGCTCCTGATCAACGAGATTTCTTTGAGGAGGCAGTGGTAAAGCGGATAAAGCACATCAACGTGGCTAGCAAAACTGCGCCAATAAAGATATCTACGTAGCTAGCTATCAGCTTACTGTTCAGGTGATAGAGGGGATCACCTGAACAGTGGGGTGCAGACTAGCATCAAAATATATGTAGGAGGTGACTGGAATGGATGTTGAACTACGGCAGGTCAAGGTATACAAGGGGCTGTCTCGTGAGACGGACGCGTTTACTGCCAGGTTATTGGTAGATGGTGAGTACATCGCCGATGTCAGTAATGACGGGAACGGTGGGTCGCACCGTATTGCACACCTGTTCGACAACAGGGAACTCAACACTCGGCCACAGGTGAAAGCGTTTATGGCATGGTGTGAAACACAGCCGCCACACGTCAGCGAATACGGCGAACTGGCAATGGACGCTGACCTCTACATCGCAGATTTGCTTGGAGATTACCTGGAGCAACAACAGGTGAAGCGGTGGTGCAAGACTAAGACAGTGGTCAAGCTGAAGTCAGACGGTGACGGTGAGTACCAAATCTACAAACGTCCGTATACCCAGGAGTTTGGTGACTACATCAGGGCTGCAGAGAAGGATGTGGTCGAGATTCTGAACGAACGCTACCTTGTAAAAGAGGTGAAGTAATGTCACCGCTGCCGAGGTTGTTTTGCATTGAAGTGGAAGTCACCGTGGTTCAAGCGGCACATTATTATGTGTATTCCCACGATGAAGAGACCGCTGAAGAGATACTCACTCAACTCCTGAAAGAGAGGGTGCGTGACAGGCAAACTGAAGTGATCAATAACGATGACGTGAGCATGGATGATGTTGTGTTTGGTAGCCCACGGGCTCGCACTCTCAAGATCATTGACTTTGATCTCGTCACCGATGCTGAAGAAGTAAAGGAGGAGACGCATGAATAGCAACGATCCATTCACGAACTTAGCTGAGAACATACGCCAGATCAGAGAGATGGAAGCGATCCGCATGAATGAAGCCATCGAGGAATTTAACGATGGCCTCTGGAAGTGGGAAGCAAAGGCATTCGCCTTGGATACTGGCGAGTGTCCTGAATGCGAGGGCCACAACCTCAATGAGGACCGCACCAAGTGTTGGGACTGCGATCCTGGTGAAGGAGGGAACTAACATGACTCGTACAGAGCAACTTAAACAATCCCGGGAGCTAGTCCTAAAGGATATGGCAAAGGTGTGGATGAACTTTGCCACGGTAGCGTTCCTTAATCATCCATCCAAGGTGACACTGATGAAGGAAATGGAAACTTTAGAACAGATGTTAGAAGACATAGACAATGAGTTGAAAGGAAAGGAAGGAGGGAACTGATGAAGGAATGGAAAACACTAATGTACCCGGAGTGGGGCAGCCCACAGTCATGGATAGACACGCTGTGGGTAGCATTGGAACACGCACGAGAATCATACACCGTTGACCAGTGGCATGAGATAGGCGAGGTGATGGCGTGGACCACTGAGGAATTAGGCTGTAAAGACCCTGGATATCTTGGACTATACCGTGGAAAGGGAATTGATGAGTAATGAATGAACTCAGTCTCTTCACAGGGTACGGTGGCTTTAGCCTCGGGCTACGGCTCGCAGGACTACAGACGAGGACGGTGATGTATGTCGAATGGGAACGATACCCCCAGGAAATCATCAAGGCAAGGATCAAAGACGGAGCCATCGACGATGCGCCAATATGGGCTGACATATCTACCCTCGACGGTACACAGCTTAGAGGAGTGGTGGACATCATTACGGGAGGGTTCCCCTGTCAGCCTCACAGCGTCGCAGGAAAAGGACGAGGAGCTGGAGACGAACGCAACCTCTGGCCTGAAACAGCCCGCATTATTGGCGAGGTACGACCCAGATACGTCCTTTTGGAGAACGTGCCAGGCATCCTTACTAACAGGTACATCGGAACTGTACTCGGATCGCTTTCCGAATTGGGGTACGATGCGGAGTGGGGGATTGTCAGCGCTGCCGACGCCGGAGCGCCCCACCGCAGAAAGAGGTGGTGGTGCCTCGCTCACAAGGTGGATGACCCCGAATACGATGGATCACATGAGTCCAAAGACGCAGGAAGCCTTGGACCACGAGTATACCCATCGGAAGGGGAGGAGTAACCCCAACAATCTTCGTGACCAGATGGCAGTAGAGGAAGGCCAGAGTATGTGGCCTACTCCTGCATCAAGGGATTATAAAGGCGCAGTACAAGGCACGACAAAGATAAAGAACGGACGGTTTATACGAGTCGGTAATGACGGCACTGAATATGGTGCAACCTTGGATGGTGCGGTGGGTATATGGCCTACTCCGCAAGTTGATGATGCCAAAAACGTGTACCCTAAAGAGAACCGGCGAGAGACATTGGTGAGCCGTGTGAACAAGTGGCCTACGCCAAGGGTATCTGATACAGAAGGCGGCAAGGCGCACAACGTAGAACTGCACAACGGGTCATTCAGTAGGACAAACAAGGACGGAGTACGGTGGGGAGTGAAGCTGAGAGATGCTGTTGAGAGTTCCCCAGAAGCATCAGTAACCGCTACCCTCAACCCTCAATGGGTCTCGTGGCTGATGGGGCTGCCTGTAGGATGGGTATCACTAGACCCACTGCCAGAAGAAGCGTACCAGGAATGGATTGAAGGGATGATGGATGGAACGTGGTGGGATACCGAGAAGGGACTCCCGAGAGTAACACCATCAGTTTCCGGACGGGTGAATATGTTGAAGGCACTGGGGAACGGCATTGTCCCGAGTGTCATAGGTGAACTGTTCAAAAGATTGACTGTATGTACACGTTAGATATATAATAAGCACACGGTATTCCTACCTACCGTGTGGGGTTGGAGGTTTGCTAACTTCCTCCTTCCCCACACAGTGCGTAGGAACGCACTAATATTTTTAGGAGGTGCCACATGGCACAAGGAATTGGCAAGATGTGGTCGGAATACCACAACGGCAAGAGAAGGCGGTACAGCCTCTTCATTTGGGAGGACACCAAGTCAAACCCCAAGCCCAATGGTACGGTGAAAGAATCCTATGAACAACTAAGGAGGATGTTAGATGTTTAAGTGTGAACACGGAACCAATTACTACGAGAGTTTTGACGCACAACGGTACTGCGGTGTGTCCAGCCATACGCTGAGAAAGATGCACCGGGAGGGCTACCTTATAGACTCGGGTAAGATCGGCGTTGGGTATGTCTATACGCAGCCTCAACTTGACTCTGCCCTGTACGAGTACGGTACATCCAGGAAAGATATCAACGTGGAGGTGATCAATGCCTGATAGTAGAACATATCACACAGAAGCAGATACATGGATCGAAGGTACTATCAAGAATGCCTACCCTTGCAAGGACGGCAGGCCATTCAAGATGATTATTCAAACGGATGTCTGGGACGAACAGCTTAGTGATTTTGTAGCTTTGTCTTTTCATGCGTGGCCGAATGGTAAGGATCATGAGATGGCAGGTGAACTTCCCAAGGCTGTAGCGAAGCTGAATACACAGACTGATGCTATTAAAGGTCAATCAGTGAAAGCCCATGTCCGCAAACTACCAGATAAGGGGTATGGGATTCAGCATGAACTGAGAGACAACGATAATAACCATAGAGGCTATGAAGTCCGGGTGATGTATTCCTATGACAACGATCAGGTAGTAGATGGAGAGGGTAAGGCGCAACCAGGCAAACCATCATTGCCACCTACCAGGATGGAGATAGGTATGGCAAAGGGCAATGCCATTAGCGCCATCACTGCCCTCATTTCTTCGTATGTCTCTAAGACAGGGAAGCTCCCGCCTCTGGAATTCCTTGAAGAGGGTGCAATGCTCATCAACTCCGGATCTGAAGCGATCCTTTCAGGCAGGATGACCGAGAAGGAAGAGTCTAGTGATGACGAGCTCGTCGAATCCTTTGGGACTATTGAGAATGGGATGCTCAGTGGGGACGCACCATGAGACGTGAAATACTACAACAGTGGTACACCATTTCACGGGTCAGGATACCTACGGAAAGCTAC